GTAGCTATGAATCCTGAAAAATTTGCTAGGTTCTTTTATGAACAAGGTAAAGCTGAGGCGTTATTAGATACCGCCAAACAAACTAAAAACATTGATATGGATGTGAGAACATCTCCTCAATCTATCAGCTCATCAGGAGTTAAAGTGAAAAGTGTAGACGATGGTGGTGGTCGTGGACTTAAGTTTAAAAGTATAAAATAACATTTAAAAAATTTAAAAAATGTCAGTATTATCTACACCAGGCTTTGATTTGCAGCCTTCAGCAGAGAGAAAAACTCTTGCATCAAATTACATTACAAACTTTGACTTCTTGAATCAGTATCTTCCAGATACTTATGAGAAAGAGTTTGAAAGATATGGTAATCGTTCAGTTGCGTCTTTCTTAAGAGCAGTTGGAGCTGAGATGCCATCTATCTCTGACCTTATCAAATGGGCAGAACAAGGTCGTTTACACACTAAATATGTAAACTGTGCTTCTGACGCTGCTGCTAACTCTGACACTGCTACTATTACAGTAAACGATACCTTAGTACCAGGTAACGGTGGAATTGCTTTTAGAGTTGGTCAAACTGTTTTCTTATCAGATAACAACGAGGCTTCTAAATCTAACAAGGCTATCATCACTGATGTTGACTACGCTGCTGGAACTTTTGACGTAGCTTACTACGAGGCTGGCGGTCAAACATTTGGTACTTCAGATGTTGTAACTGCATTTGTTTACGGTTCTGAGTTCAGAAAAGGAACTGAAGGAATGGTTGAGTCTTTAGAGGCTGATGACTTGATCTTAGAGAACAGCCCAATCATCATCAAAGATAAGTATGCAGTATCTGGTTCAGATATGGCTCAAATCGGATGGGTTGAGGTTACTTCTGAGAATGGAGCTACAGGTTACTTATGGTACATCAAATCAGAGCACGAAACTCGTTTGAGATTTGAGGATTACTTAGAGTTGGCTATGATCGAAGCTGTCCCTGCTGAATCTGGTTCAGGAGCTGCTAACCAATCAGTTGTTGGTAACAAAGGTTCTGAAGGTTTATTCTACTCAGTTTCTGAAAGAGGAAACGTATGGGGTGGTGGTAACCCAACTACATTGTCTGACTTCGATACTGTTATCCAACGTCTTGACAAGCAAGGTGCTATCCAAGAGAATGTGTTATTCGTTAACCGTCAATTCTCTTTCGATATCGATGATATGTTAGCTGCTCAAAACTCTTATGGAGCTGGTGGTACATCTTACGGTTTATTCGATAACGATAAAGATATGGCTTTGAACTTAGGGTTTACAGGATTCAGAAGAGGTTACGACTTCTACAAAACTGACTGGAAATACTTAAACGATGCTGCTACACGTGGTGGAGTAGTTGGTGGTGCTATTAACGGAGTGTTAGTTCCTGCTGGATCTACAACTGTTTATGACCAAGTATTAGGTAAAAACGCTAAGAGACCATTCTTACACGTACGTTACAGAGCTTCTGAAACAGAAGATCGTCGTTACAAAACTTGGATTACTGGTTCTGCTGGTGGTGCTGCTACATCTTCTTTAGATGCTATGGAAGTACACTTCTTATCAGAAAGAGCTTTATGTACTTTAGGTGCTAACAACTTCTTTTTATTCGAAGCTAATAGCTAGTATTAAATAGATTACCCAACAGGGAGATGAAATACTCTCCCTGTTATTTTTTTAACAAATTAAATTATATCAAATGAACAAAGAAACTGCATTAGTAGATAGAATCTACGTATTAAAAAAAAGAAACACTCCGCTGTCATATATGTTGACATCGAAAAACACTTCAAGAAGTCCGTTGTATTACTTTGACGGAAAATCAAACAGACCACTTAGATATGCAAGAAACCAGAAGTCACCATTTGAGGATGAGCAGGATGGTTCAGCTATTTTAGAGCCTATTGTATTTGTTGATGGATCACTAAGCGTTCTAAAAACAAATCCAGTGCTACAAAAATTCTTAGATTATCACCCAGGTAATGGAATGATATTCGAGGAAGTAAATACAGAAAAGGATGCGTCTTCTCAATTTGACAAATTAACCACAGAGTTGGATGCACAGTTAGCAGCAAGAGACCTTTCAGTTGATATGCTTGAGGCTGTTGCTAGAGTTGTATTAGGAGGAAGGATAGATAAGATGTCCACTGCTGAACTTAAGAGAGACGTACTTGTTTACGCCAGAACGTACCCTAATAAGTTTATGGAGATGTTGAACGATCCTATGCTTCAATTACAAAACACGTGTGCTAAATTATTTGATCAGGACGTGTTGAGGCTTAAAAATAAAGGAAGGGATATTTATTTCAACCTTGAGACAAACAAGAAGAAGCTGTTGACAGTTCCTTATGGTGAGAACCATTTATTTATCTTGGCATCACACCTGAAGTCAGATGATGGAATTGAAACGCTTAGACTACTTGAGAGCCATTTAGATTAATATTATTTTTAGTATCTTTGCAAGGATTATTAATCATAAACAAAAGATAAAAATGGAAAAATTTTTAAGTATTCCTGTAACTAACGAGCAATTTCAAATTGTTTCTGCTACAGACATTAAACTTATTGAACAAGCATCAGCTACTACTGTTACCATCACTTACGGTGGAGGTAAAGTTGTTACTATCACTCACGCATCTGCAGGAGCTGGTAATGAAGCGCAAAGAGACACTATTGAAGCAGCTGTAGTTGCAGCTTTAGGTGAGGGATGGACAAAAGTAACTTACGATGTTACATTATTACCATTTGCTGTTTCTGGAATAGCTATTGCGTAATTGTTTTTGTTCTTAAGAAAAACTAAAGGCACTCTAATCAGAGTGCTTTTTTTTATTATCTTTGTAAAAAGTTTTTAATATGATAAACTCAGTTAGAAATACAGTTCTATCTGTTATAAATAAGAATAACTACGGCTATATTACACCTGCTGATTTCAACTTATATGCAAAGCAGGCACAGATGGAAATATATGAGGAGTACTACTCTTCATACAACAAGACCATCAATATGGAGAATGCTCGTATGTCAGGTACTGACTATGCTGATATTGAACAACCACTTGCTGAGACTCTTGAATCTTTCTTAGTTTCATCAAATTTAGATAATTACGATAAAAATAAATGGTTAGCTCCATCAGTTGATACAACTGGAAGTGATGCCTATATGATATTAAGAATAGATTGTCTTAAAAATTCAACTAGTAGAGTTAGTAGCAGAATTGCTACAGCTGAGAAAGTTTCTAACGCAAGAATAATGATGCTTTCTGATTCTAATCTTACTGGACCATCTTTGATGTATCCAGCATATACTTATGAGCAGAATATAGACGGAACATCTACTATTGTTTTGTATCCTGATACAATTAATGATGATAATGATTACGATATAAGATGTACATACTTTACGTATCCTAAGGATCCTAAATGGACTTATATAACTATTAGTAATGGTGAGCCAATGTTTGATCAATCTCAACCAGATTATCAAGACTTCCAACTACCTAATGAGGATGAGTATAAGTTAGTTATGAAGATATTACAGTATTCTGGAATATCAATAAGAGAGCAAGAAGTTGCTGCTTACGCATTAGGTCAAGAACAACACGAACAACCAACATTTAGTTTACAACAATAATTATGGCATACTTAACTGGATATCAATATTATGAGAATGCTGGAAATTCTCCAGAGAATGAAAACTGGGGAACGTACCAGTACGTATCATTAAAGGATATAGTTAACAACTTTATGTTGATGTATGTTGGAAACCACAAACTTATTAATAATGTTGATAAGTACGAGGTATTATTTCACGCAAAGAGAGGGATTCAAGAACTTAACTATGATGCCTTGAAGGAGATTAAGATTGTGGAGCTTAGTATATGTGACGATCTTAAATTAGTACTTCCGCCAGATTACGTTAACTATGTTAGAATATCATTATACAAGGATGGTATATTAAGACCACTTACTGAGAATATTCAAACTAATTATAGTAACTCATACTTACAGGACAACAGTTGTAGAATATTATTTGATCAAGACGGAAACGTATTAGAGGGTACGTCTATTTTAGATTACGACAGAATACATAAGTTAAACAAGAGCATCTACTTAGGTGATGGCAAGTTTAACGGACTAGAAGGATATAACATTGACGGTAAGTGGTACTTTAACTATGCTGTTGGTGCAAGATTTGGTTTAAATACAGAGACTGCAAACGTAAATCCTACGTATAGAATAGATAAGAAATCAGGCGTTATAAACTTTGGATCAGGAATGGCAGGTCAACTTTGCATACTTGAGTATGTTACTGATGGTATGGAGGGTGGAGATGATTCTGAGGTTACTGTAAACAAGATGGCTGAAGAGTTCTTATATGCATACATTAAGTATGTTATTCTTACAAATAAGTACGGAGTTCAGCAGTATGTAATTGAAAGAGCTAAGAAAGAAAAAACAGCCCTTTTAAGAAACGCAAAAATAAGATTGAGTAACATACACCCTGGAAGATTATTGATGAATATGAGGGGCAAAGATAAGTGGATTAAATAAGTATGGATTTAAATACTACGTTCCTTAAAGGAAGAATGAATAAGTCACTTGACGAGAGAGTTCTTCCAGATGGAGAATATATTGACGCGTTAAATATAAGGATAGGATCTACTGAAAACAATAGCGTTGGTGCTATTGAAAACTCATTAGGTAACACTAAGATCACATCTATTCTTTATGAAGGCAATTCATTATCTACTAACGCAAAATGTATTGGAGTATATGAAGATAGTCAGCACGAGACTATATACTGGTTTGTAACAGATCCAGGGAATGTAGATATGGTGCTATCTTACAACGAAAAAACAAGCACGCTTATCTACCACGTTATATCAACCACCGTACTTAACTTTAATAATCAGTATTTAGTAAACGGAATAGATTTAATTGATGGTCTTTTATTCTGGACAGATAATCTTAATCCTCCAAGAAGAATAAACACAAGAGGATCATATGCATATCCTACAATGGGTGTAGACAATATTACAGAGGATGATATATCTGTTATTGTTGCTCCACCATTAGAGTCTCCCTCTATAACTCCTTTAGTTGTTTCTACCGAGGAGAATTATATGACAGATAAGTTTATATCGTTTTCTTACAGGTATAAGTATAAGGATGGAGAGTATAGTGCACTATCTCAATTTAGTGACATAGCGTTTGAGCCTCAGAACTTCTTTGTTGATTTCACTACGTATACGAACGGATCTATGACTAATTTATTCAACTCGTATGACGTTTCTTTTAATACAGGAAATGAGAATGTAGTTCAGGTTGACTTATGCTTTAAATTATCAGATTCAAGTATTGTAAATATTATAGAGAGATACATAAAAGATGAGCAAGGATGGGGAGATGATCAGATTCAATCTATTCAGTTCAACAATAAAAAGATATATACAGCTCTTCCAAGTTCAGAGCTTACAAGACTATT